GTCAAGGATATGTCAAGTGAAATTTAACGTTTGGGGGCAATAAAACCATTTTTGCGCGCGGCTTCGGTGCTGTCAAAACAGAACTCTGCGATGGTCTTTGTATAATACGGACTTTCCGGCACGTGGTATAGGTGGGAGTTTGCATTTCCTTTGACCGGATATCCTGCAGGACATGTGCCGTTTAGGTTTGGCAAACTTAGATGGGCGCACCCTCCTAGCAGGAGTGCGCCAATAATAATAACTGTTCTCAATTCTTTTCGCTTTCTACAGAGTTTACAAGCTCGAAGGCTTCGTCGGGGAAGGTAAAAGACTTGCCTCCGACCATCGCCGATACGGCAGTATACTCCGTTCCTGACTGGTCGTGGACAAGGTGTCTTATCTCGGTAACGATCCCGAGCGGTTTCCCGAGCCAATCGTTGCCCTTAATCCTCACTAAATCTCCGACTTTTATTTCCATTCTTCCAGTGCAGGGACGGCATGAATGCGATTGGTTCGGTCTGTTGAGATTTCGTGCGTTTCCATCCACCGTGCTTTCGCATCCTCAGGATTGATTCCGGACATATGTCCAAGAAGCTGAGAGCGCCAGTCGCCTTCTCTCTTCTCGTAAATCTCAAAATCTACCTCGTAGTCACCGTGAAAAACCATGTCAATCTCCTACTCTAGTCTCATCATAGCAGAGCTGAGGTGCGCTGTCAAGATTTATTTTCTTTTTCGGTAGCGCGTGGGTGCAGAAGATCTTTCCTTTGCCGCGGCATCCTTCTTAAAGAATTTTTGAAGGTAATCATATTCCGCAGTCCCGGGAGTGGCACTTCGTCCCACCTTGACATTACGCGCGGGATCTCGTGCAGCCCTGTTGGCCGCAAACTCGGCTTTGGCTTCATCATACATATACTTCTCTACACGTTTGCTAAATTCGTCTGCATGGTCGACGAGATCTAAACCCTCTTGCTCAAATTCTTGGGCTACTTGAACTCCTAGGCGACTAGGGTTGTCGTAAGTGGGAGTGCCGCCAGCATCATGAAAGGCTGGGTGGAACCACCCAATCAGCTGGGACAACGCATCTGCTACATCCTCATGCTGTGCTACTAATATTTCTAGCTGATCTTCGGTATAGTTGGGCTCAATTAAGCTTTTATATAGTTCCATTGCAACGGGACGGCGAGCCTCTTCGGGAACATCTTTCTCGATTTGAGCCAGCTGATCCGGTGTTAATTTCTGGGTGGCATTGGGATCCTGCTGTGGGATCTGGGGGACATCAGTAGTTACCAGAGGGTCACCGTCGGTTCCGAAAAAATCTTTCTCTGCGGCATGGCGCTCTCGCTTCTTCGCATCTCGCTTGGTCTTCCAGAGTTCTTCTGTGTCAGCCTCTGTGATGCCTGCTAGCTCGCAGAGGCGCCTCTCAGTCAGTAGTTTTTTCATCTTCGGTTCCTTCCTCTTCAGTAAATAGTCCAAACCGTTCTTGTTCGCCATCATCATAGGTAATAATTGTACGATTAGAGGGATGGGGGCGGATATGAACCGTGATAAAATCGCTCATGGAATCGAATACCGCAATCGAGCCCCGGGGAGGAGGGAACAACCAGTGTGCGATACACTGTCCGGTCGCCAGGGTGACGCCCTCAATAACTACCCCTTCGCCTGAAACGCCAGTTTCGTCGTACTGTCGCGCGACGGTAAAGGTACGAATCCCTTCGGGGGCGAGGCGTGGTGGCTTCTTCGGTGTTAAATCCTTAGATTTAACTTCTGGTTCTTCCCCTGTTATGTTTTCTACTTCACTCATTTTCTAGTACCCATTCAAATAATTCAGCCACTCTAGGTGCACCGAGTATTCCCCCTAGATAGGCAGGCGCCCTTAGGGACTCCAGAGGAGACCATCTCCAGTCCACGTGTTCTTCATCAATCTGAACCTCTCCATTATAGTCTCTAGTATAATACACTTTCACCTCACTGTCAACCTTTGATCCTACCATCTTCAAGTTCTTAATAGTTAGTTGGGTTTCTTCCAGGGTTTCGCGGACTGCCGCGCGGTAGGGGGTCTCTCCCTCTTCTATCTTTCCTCCCGGGAAGGCCCACAGATTAGGCGCCCATACCGCATGGCTAGGGCGAAGCAGGAGAAGAGCTTCGTTATCGGCATTAAGGATGAGCACTATGGCTCCTTCTAAAGATGTATCACTCATTGGTCTAAACTATGAATCTCGTCATAGGCTTTAGTGTAAATAGAAAACAGCTGTTCGATATCTCCGGAGCGTCGGAGCATCTTGAATGCTAAATTTTCAGGGGAATAAATCCCAGTGCGGTCGAGTCCTGCTCGTCTCATTTTTTTAATCTTTTCTTTCAGTTTCGTGGCCAACGCGAAAGCCTCGTCGGCGGACCCCGAATCATAAAGCGCAGCTAACTTATCTATCTCCCGCCCGTATTGAAGCATTTTCTTAGTGGAGGTAGCGCGATCCAATTGGGGCTTCACCTTCTTGGGGGTTACTAGCCACCTATCATTCACCAAGGAATAAACTCCAGTAGAAATATGAGGCTCATTTATGTCCTGTACATATATTTCCACCTCGTGTCCTTTAACCCGAATGTCGTGGAGCTTGTTCCAGTTGGAGCGCACTGCATCAAAGAAGTGCTTAACAAGTTCTTCGTTATCGTTTATCCCTTTAAAATCTAATAAAATATGCAAATCGATATCAGAGAACTTCGACCAATTATAATTTGCGATGGACCCAGTGATGATAACATCATCAGGATCTATTCCCAAATCAAGTCCTTCCATAAACTCATCTACTATACCCATCAAGGCGCCCTTAACGCCCGGTCGTACAGAATCACTATGGTTCCAAATTTTTTGATTAAGGTCAGGCTGGATATCAAATGCCATCAGATCCGAGTCACCACCAATGGCTATAAGTATCTCTTCTCTGAGCCGGTCAAAGCGGCTGAGGTCTTTGTTCTTAACAATAGAATTATCAAGTTCTTCTGTCTCTTCTAATCCACCAACTGCACCGGGAGGAGCCGACTTCCATTCGGGATCATCTTTTACTTGTTTGTAAGGACCGGAATCGTTTGGACCCGTCTGAGTTATCTTTTTCCATCCTTGGCGATTACGCTGTTGGCGAACAGGCGAAGCTTGATAATCCTGCTCTGTTATTTTATAGGATCCAGGTCCTCGGAAAACCTTTTTCCGCTGGGTGGGCTTTTTCTCCTTCCACCTGAGTACAGATACTCCCTTGAGACGAGCGGACATTTTAACAATCCGTTTCATCATAACATCTTTAGAAACCTCTCTCGGTTTTCGAACGTGAATCTTCAGAGTAGACAGATACTTGGTTCCCAAGTCTTTCTGTACGCCTCCCTTTTCCCTTTCGACCAGAGTAACCGTGAGAACCTCGGGAAGCGCGCGGATATCATTCTTGGTTTCGTCACGGGATCCGCCGTAATCCTTCGACATGCCGACGAGCATCGTAAAATAAAAAGTCTCCTGATAATAGGAAGCATCTTCGGTCTCAACTAAAAAGTTATCAGCAATAGGAACAAGGGTAGACATCTATATAAATAGTTCGTCATATTCAATTAAAGCTCTTGTTTCCTCATAACTCAAGACTTGATACCAGGCGCAACCTTCCATTCGCTGTAATCGTTGTGCTAACGGCCAGTCGTTTCCGCCCGGGACATTACGGTCGCCGACGAATACCATGGAAGTATCGGGTCCATGCATCTCTTGTATGTTGTCTACCACTTGAGCCTTGTTTTTGCCAGCTGGATATATATCAACTGAAATTTGACCCCCAATGGCAACTTCCAACTCAGGGTATATCCCCTTAATATAGTCTACGATGTCTTCCCTTTCGCCGTGGGCAGCATCCCATTTAGAATATGCTTCTCGCAAGTCCGGGGAAGCGTCGCGACCAACCGTACTGAAATTTACCATTCCTGATCTCATCTCTATGTGGGTTCCGGTTTTCTTTCTCCACTGTGTCCCTATATCTAAATAGAGCTGGAGGTTTTCTATAAATCCCTTTGGGAGTACCAGCTTATTCTCATAGACCTTGCGACCCTTAGAATAGAAAACATTTCCAGAACAAGTAAATATTCCCTCGCACTGGTCAATAAAAGAACTAAACAATTGTTTTTTAGTCTTTTTGATATCGGACCCCGTCACGAGATAGACTTTTTTACCGTTGTCGCGCATCCAGCTCAAAAAGACTTCCGCGAACACATCATCCACCTCCGTAAGAGGAGGAGTGAGTGTGCCATCGACATCAAAAAGATAAACGGTTTCAGGCATCGCCTTGAGGCTTCATATTGCGAACCATCATGTCAGAAATCTCGGCTGCAAACTCGTCCGCCGAGCCTGTCCACACCCCATCCAATTCTTTTTGCTCATCGAGATATTGCCACAACGACTCATTCTCGTCGGCTAGCTTTTCAAATCGTTCTAGTTTGGATTCTATTTTGTCTAAGCGATCAGAGTAGGCAACGAATGATCGTGCCCGTGCGAACATCTTGTGTATTATAGAGAACATTTATTAACTCCTGTCTAGTAATTATACCTGACTTCCGGTTATAGATTAACTCTAACAATCTTTTTTGTGCATCTAAGCTGAGTGGGAAGGGTGCGTCCATATAAGTGTCAGGCGCAACCTCTGTCATCTCTAGCGTTCTTGCTGCCGGTACGTCATGCGCTCCCGGATTCCATTTATCTTTCAAAACAATTACCTCTTTTTTATACTTCATAAGTAGTTAGCTCCCAGCTGAATCGTCGTCATCCCCAGCACTGTCATCATCGTCGCCAGCATCATAATCAATAACATAACCAATCTCCACATGTCCCCCTTCTGGTGGAACAACAAGGAATTCCACACTATTTGTGACGACGTTGTACTGCCAATCATTAGCCGGCATCACCACAGAATCTACAAAAACAATCAATGTATCCTCAATAGGTGTAAAGGTTAGCTCCCACTCTTCATAGGGCTCGACTTGTGTGGTCGCTGCTTGAACTCCGGGCGCCCAGTCTTCCGAACAGATGTCTACAACGACTCCGCCGAATGCGTTGGTGGCATCCATATAACGATCCCCCACATAAGTTGGAGGGATATTGTTGGTACAGTCGTTCTCTGTGCGGTGAATATTTACAATGCTGGCCAAGAATACTGAGGGTCTTTGATTTCCGTACCAATTAATAAAGTCCTGCAAGCCAGATGCGTTTGAAGTAAAGTCGCGAAAGCTTTGGTCATTTTCGTCACTTACAAAGACGACAAGTAGCCCAGCGTCGGGGCGCAGCCAAGATTGATTATATGAATTTTCTACCAGGTAAGAGTATAATGCGTCGAAGCCCGCTTCTAGTCCATAGTTTCCAGTGTTGTTATAGGCATCCCACGCATCCTGGACGCTATCACCTGGGACCAAGGGGAAGTACGAAGAGTTCGCGGAGTTCTGCCACGCGGTGGTAGTAATCCCTAAGCGCCAGCCAGAAGGCGGCAGCGATAGCATCATCTGTTCTATCCCGTCGACAACCGACTGGGCATGCTGATTCATCGAGCCTGACTTATCAATGAGCCATACAATATCAATGCCATCGATGGTATAGGGCTGATCAAAAGAGTCGATCCAAACATCGCCGCCTTCGCCGGGGACTTCGACCAAAACCTCTACTGGAACTTCGACAATTACTTCAACTGGAACCTCTACTGGAACTTCCACTTCGACGATCTCGGGCGGGTGCATATCATAAATCGTATAGTCCCCCTCGCACCCAAACACGAAGCAGGCGGCTAATACAATGAGAGGGAAGATCCGCTTCATGCCATCAGTCCCTTAGTCCCCCCCTTCTCGGTGCTCTTGCACCGGGGAAGGCATTAATGGTTTGTGGCACTACCGAAGTTATAATCCGTATCTTTACCATCTCATGGTCTAGCATGCTCACAGGAGCAACCCAAACGATAGATTCCAGCGGGATACGCACTCCGAAGCCCATGCTCCCTATATCAATACCCGAGACGCATCCCATATAACGCCCGTGCTGATCAAAAACTCCGGAACCTGAGGAGCCGAACCAGCCGAACATATTGGTTACTAAGTGCTCCTTTTCCACTGCGGCAATATAGCCCCGGATGGTAAGCAGATCGTGGTGAGAGGGGAAGCCGGTATAGGTAAGAGTGGTTCCCACAAGGCGCTCATCATAGCGGCGCTGGGGGCGGTATCGAATCGCCGTGCGTGTCTCCATCTCGGGGACTACAACAAAAGCAATGTCCACATCGTGATCCACAAAAACAACTTGGCCCACGACCGTTTCGCCATCGCGACCATCAATGGCCATGACGCTCTCGTTCCGGACGACGTGAGCGGCAGTAACGACGACGCGGCGGCCGTGGGCAACCATATAAGTTCCCGATCCATGACCGCCTTGCAATAAGGATCTTACCTTAACGGCGGCCGATCGTGCTCGTTGTTCTGTGATAGATAGGTGGTGCGCGTCAAAAACTTCCAGAACTTCTCCGAAAGCTGTGCGGACCTCAACTGTATCTTGAGTTTTTAGTATTTCTACTGGTTGAGAATTAGAATTAGAAGGTAAAACGGGGGTGGTACAACTTACTGAAAGTAAAGAAGCTATTATTATAAAACTTTTAATCCACCTAAGCACGCGTATCCCCTCGTGTCTAGGGTTACCTTACCACTACATCACCGTATCGTTACCTGCACACTCCCGTGGGACGCATTACTTTGCATACAACCTTGAGTCCTTTCTAACCCGTTTGTCTATTAGTAATTAGGAAGCAAACCCTCTTTGACGGAAGAACTTCTGATTTTATTTAATAATAGTCGACCAACGCTGTATAATGCGCTGCTCTTGGAGGGGGAGATCCATCTGCCCTGAATGTTCTCGCTCTTCCTCTGCGTCGATCTCTCCCGCAATGTCGCGGTAGACGCCGTACTCCTCTAGTCTCTTCTGGACTCTCTCGTGGAACTCGTTATAATCGAACTCGGCTTCTTCGGGTGCGGCTGTGGTGCTGACAAGATAGCCGGAGACATCTTGCATCTCGTCCAAGAACTCCGTGAGGCGTCCCAACTCGTGCTTCACATCCTCTTCGTCCTCAGTGTCGGTGGGCTCAAAGTTGTCTTCCCAAACCAGCTCGACGCGGATCATTGCTGCTTGTGAATCCTGCACGCCCTTTGCAAATACATCGACGGTGGTAATGCGAGGGTTAGGATAGAGAGTGTCGTCGGCAATGCTCTGTGCATCTTGTCGGATCTCCCAGCGCAAGCGGTTGGTGTCTTCATCTACAATGACATCCTTGACCGGCCAGAAGGCTTGGTGGAGCACTTTAAAGTTCACTGGTTCATCGCCTAGGGAGGGCCAGTCAACCTCCTGAGTTGTTTGACTGTCATTCTCCATCGTGGGGGCGAACTGTTCCAGCAACTCCGTGGCTTCCAAGACCCATGAGTCCTCAAACTTAACATCGGGATGTTTCTGTTTCAGATACTCCATCATCTCAGCAAAACCAGCAGCGTCGGAACTGTGCATTCCTTCTTCGGTAATTCTTTGGACATCTGCATTCTCAATGAACCAGTCAATATAGGGCCAGAGATCTTGCTTTGGTGCCTGGTTGGCTTTACCTTTGATCTGATAGACAGCTCTATCTTCGTCCATCTCTAGCGTGATCATTGGCTTGATCTCGCGGCGTTTTTCTCCGCTGCGGAGGGAATAGAGTTGTCCGCGATCGCCGCGTCCGCAGTGGCCCATCTTCTTTCCTTCAAAATCACAGGCGTGACTCTGGATATCATACCAGAAGTATCCGTTATCAAAAGTATGGAGTACTTGATCTTCTTTCTTCATAGGACTGGCCAATTCATCTTTGGCTATCGTACTTGCGAGACGAAGCGCGCGAGCCGGATCGGGGGCATATTCACCAGTGCCAAGCTCTTCGCGGAATTCATCGTAGAAGGCGGGGTCTTCAGCAAGCAGTTGCATAATAGGAACAAAGTATGCCTGTAGGGCTCGAACCCCCTGTGTCGTTCTATACTCTAAATATGAATCTAATTGTTTGATCATGGCGTCGGGTGCACCGCGCTTCTTCAACATTTTCTGCGCGCGCTTCCTCAGAGTTTTGAGGTCCGCAAGATTAGGCAGCCCCCGATGACCGGTGTGATCGATATACCACTCGTTAAAGAAGCCGACCGCATTAGCCCAGCCTTCCTCTCCTTCGGGGGTGTCTGGCCAAGAGCCGCGGCCAATGATATCTTCAATAATGGTTTTGTTTGACCCGGGCCCGTAGAGGTTTCGACTCCTAACCCCTTTTACAAGGTGGCCAATCCAAGTGAGGTGCTTGTTTTGGAGACGTACGTCGTCTTTGCCTTGTGCTTTGAGGTCTTCTTCGACCCACTTTGCTTTTCCTCGCAGATACTGTGCAACTTCAGGAGGAAGGCCAATATCCTCGACCCCCTCCTGAAGCACATAGTCTTTCCATTTATTTGATTGACGCAGATACATCAACTATAATTAGTTGTGTATTTTACTTAATGTCAATATCAATGGAATTGGACGCAGGGGTCTCGCGGGGAACGAAGACGGACAGAATGCCCTGGTTGTAGTCCGCACGGATGGAGGCAGCGTCCACATCAACGGGCAGCTTCCAATAGCGGGTGAACGAACGATAATAAACTCGCTCAGTCTTATCAGTGTTCTCGTTATCATAAGAAACATAAAGCTGGCTGTTTTCAACCTTCACATTCATGTCGCTCTTGTCGAGTCCGGGAGCAACGATATCAATGCGATACTCCTCATCAGTGGTGGACACGTTAGTGCGCACCGAATAATCATCAATCACAGCCGCGGTGGGCGTGCTGAAAAAGTCCTCACCGAACAGGGTGTCGATCAGGTTGCGCTGCTTGAGCAGCATGTTGTTACTAAGAACGGGGTACATATTTATCTCCTTGAATTGTAAGCTGTACCGCTTACATTGTGTATTATAACACTGGAGATTTGATTGTCAAGTATTATTTATCACTTTGATGAAGAGGCTCAGGAATATCTGTAATGCGCTTATAATCGTCAGCCAAGCGAACCGAGTCATCGGGTCCCGCAAGAGAAAGTTCTAGAATTTTAACCACCTCTTCTCCAGCGCAGAACCGATGTATGGTGTTGGAGGGAAGATGGTGAACCATCCCCGGCTCAAGCCAACGCATCTCAATTGTAGCCCCCTCTGCTCGGGGACCGATTTCAAGTAGAAGAGTTCCCTCCAGAATTCTAATAGTATGGCTCTTCCTTTTATGATACTTGCGAGACAATCGGTGCCCGGGGTTGATAGTGAGTAGTTTCCCTATGCTATGATGAGTAGTCGCCCAAATCTCTTCAGTACCCCATGGCTTATCTATAATTGTAGCTGTACGCTGCATATCTTATCCCTTCAGTAACCTAGTTTGGTTAACACTCAAGCGGTTAGCGATAGTGCTCATATCACCCACCACCACATACACCTCTTCTATATTCCCAGTCATAGTTGTAATAGCGGTGAAGCGATGCTGCAAATCCAGGTCCGCAGGGAGCCGTCCCTCCTGAAGAAGTTTTTGATATCCTGGTGCTTCGCGCAGGTTTGCTACATGTGCAGGGTTAATCCATACCTCGCGAATAGCAAAGTCTAAGACCGCGGTTCTTTCCATTCTGGGATTGAACTCTGTCTGATTAACCACTTCTGTAAATCTAATCATGTTGTTCTCCTGGAATGGGTAGGGTATAAACGCTACCATCTTTAACTGACCAGTTTGTACCGTCACAAAAAACCCGAACATAGCCGGATTGAGACAATCCTGTTACGACTCCCAGCTCCGGGGCGGTAGTCTCCTTGATTCTTAACGGAATAGTAAGCTGTGGGTCGTCGGCGGGGGGGCAATCGATGAGACTTACAGACTGAGGGATATGTACTAGATCTCCCACCTTACAAGGGGGCGCCATTAAGACACGTCCTCTGTGGCTGGATCGTTTTCGGGGTCATGATGACGAAGCTGATAGTCAGCATAGGCTCCTACTACTTCTGCTACTTCGCTAAGTCGAAGGTCCACCTTAAGAAGGGTGCCTCTAAATTCATCAATTGTTTCTAAACACTGGACAGCATTGGGCTTCTCACCCTCTTTGCCATTCAGCTCACCCTGTAATCGCGTAAAATAATCAATTATTTTCTGCATATCTTCCCCTGACAGTCCCACCAGCTTGGAGGCTTCTTGCATGACATCTGCCTCGTCCACTGTATAAGATAATTTTACTCTCATGTTCTCTCCTTTTGTATGTTTATTAAAATAACGTTGTCCATACGGTCTTTACCAACAGTCCCACCACGGAGCCGCCGACGAGCCACTGAATCTTTGCGTTCATCGCCTTCCATGTCTCAATGTGCTGGATTCTAGTGTCCAGGTCTCGAAGTCGTGCGTATAGACCGGAGTCCGGATTGTAGACCGCTTCTTTGATTTTGTTAATATTCTCAGCCAATTCATCTTGTTTGTCTAATAGTATTTGAACTTTACTCGACAGCTCTACCATCATAACAGTAAGCTTCTGTTGTTCATCGTCCGTCATTGTACCTATCCCCTTTTCGCTCACTAAATAGGCTTATAATTCTATAATAGCATGCGAAGTTGTTATTAATGTTCCTGCTGCCGATGCTGCGTTCTGGAGGGCAGTTCGAGTTACCTTGACTGGATCAATGATGCCTGCCTTAAACATGTCTACCACTTTATCATTTCGGAAATCGTATCCGTACTCGGGGTCCTCTCCCATTATAATATTAAGGATTAAATCCGGCGAGAGCCCACAGTTGAGTGCCATCTGACGTAGTGGCTCTTCGACAGCTGTGCGAACAATTTCTACCCCAAACTCCTGATCTTCGTTTGCTGTTTGTACCGCTTCTAGTTTTGCTGCAGCACGAAGGAGAGCGATGCCGCCCCCGGGGGCTATGCCCTCCTCTTGTGCTGACTTCACAGCCTCTAGTGCATCTTCGATCCTATGCTTCTTTTCAATCATCTCTACCTCGGTCGACGCGCCGACGCGGATAACGGCCACTCCAGCAGCTAGCTTCGTAATCCGTTCTTGTATATTCTCGCACTCGTGCATATCATCCGTGGCAGCCATCTCCTGCTTCAAAATCTCGATGCGCTTGTCAATGGCTTCGGGAGATCCCTTCCCCCCAATGACGGTTGTCTTTCCCTTTAGCACATCCACTGATTTTGCCTGACCGAAATGGCTTAGCTTAATGTCTCTCAAACTAACCGCACTCTCGCGGGTGAAGAACTCTGAACCTGTGGACAAGGCTAAATCAGCTAGCATGGCTCGGCGGCGGGCGCCGTAGAAGGGTGCTTTTACAGCGGCAATCTTCATAGTCCCCCGTACCGTATTCATTATAAGCGCAGCTAAAGCTTGCCCCTCGATCTCTTCCGCTACAATAATCAAAGGACGGGCGTCGCGAGCGATGAGTTCCAGAGCGGGCAAAATTTGATCTACCGCGTCAATACGGTTATCAGTAACTAGAAAAAGAGGTGATTCATAGTGGACTGCGCCGCGGCGTTCATCGGTTATAAAAGCGCTAGCGGCATATCCCGACTCTAGCCTGAACCCCTCAATGATGTCTAAGGAGGTGTCGACCGTTTTAGACTCCTCAATGGTGATGGAGCCGTCTTTTCCGGCTTTGTCAACAGCGGTCGCAATTAGCTTGCCGATCTCCCGATCATTGTTGGCAGAAATACTAGCAATGTTCTCCACATCTGCAAGAGTTTCAATAGGGCATGCTGTGTCTCGCATACAATTTGTTAAATAAGTCACGGCGGAGTCGATCCCTCTCTTAAGTTCTACTGGTGAAGCGCCGGCTGTGATGTACCGCTGCGCCTTCGTCAGGATTCCTCTAGCTAGCACGGTCGCTGTTGTGGTTCCATCGCCTGCCATGGCATTCGTTTGGGACGTTGCCTGTTTAATAATCTGGGCTGCAGCATTTTCAAACTCATCGTCGATGTGAACGAACGCACTTACGGTTACACCATCTTTAGTGATGATCGGGTCTTTTCCTTTTTGATGGAGGATAACATTGCGCCCCTTGGGACCAAGGGTGGTGGCCACATTATCTGCTAGCTTATTCACTCCCCTTAAAACTTTCTCACTCAGACCAGTACGGTCCTCAAACTTGCACTTCGGCATTCATGACTCTCTTTCGTCTATTGTTTATTATAACACAATTGTTTGAAATGTCAAACAGTTTTTATTATTCAGCCGCCATCTTTTTCGTCAGCGATCTCTCCGGTACCGGTCGCGATATCCTCTGCAGCTTCCTTTGCCGTGTCTGCCATTTTGGGCTTGTTAAGTCCGCTGGCTACGTAGCCGTTTAGATTGACCGATAAAGTCTTGAGATCTGTGAAGACTTGAAAGATAACAGAATTAAATGTGTTAACTGAGTTGTCCAGCATGTCTTGAACCTTTTGGACACCGATCTCAATGGTTCCCACATCAAATTCATCATAAGGATAGAGCTTTTGGTCGTCTTCCCAGTTCGCATTACCAATGGCCTCAAGCTGTCCCTTGGTTAAATCAAAGTCTTCACGGCGAGAAACCCCAACAGAATTTTGAAGAGCCAGCTTATAAATCTCCGGATCCTTGCGGAGTTCTTTCAACCGCGCGATCGAATCTTCTCCGCTCCGGAAGTCCAACTCTTTGAACTTGGCTTCGCGGGAGCCGCCGGCGCCGACTGCCTCCTTGAACTTTGCAGTGGTCGCGATGTAGGCGTCGAGAAGTAGGAGTACCGCAGCCTTAGCCTCTGCTGGGGCGCCCCCCACAAGTCCATTGCGAATGTTCTTAAGCAGTGTTTTGTAGGCCGGGGCGGTCTGTCCCGCCGCTGGGGCCCCTTTCTTATTGCTTTTAAATAATATTTTTGGATTGTCCTTCTCCTTCTGGTCTAAGAGTTCCCCAGTTTCCATATCTATGTATTGAGCCATGGACTGCTCTAGGCTCGCCACCATCTCGTCGGGCAGGCCGTTCTTCTGCATCAAAGTGGTGGCAGTCTCAATGAAGTAGTCCAGCAACGGCTTAACATTAACGCTTCCCTTCTTTGGGAGCTTCAGATATTCCGCGAATCCGCCGGCGGCTTTGAGTTCGGCGATGGCAGCATCATCAAAGAAGACACCCGGGATAGACATCTTGGGGATATTGTTCGCCCCCAGGGGCAGGATCTCCACCACATTGTTCAACGTAAAGTTAAAACCATAGAAGCTCAGTCTACTAATACCCTCGACGCCCTCTTCAACATCCTTAGTCACCACGATATATTCCATCAAGTGGGGGGGGCGGGTTAAGTCCTCTATCAACTGCCGGTAGGATCCACCCACCTTAAGCCCTCCCTCTCTATATAATTTGAGGGAAATAGGGCGCCCCTCTTTGTATACAATGATATCAGCAATTGTTTCGGCACCAGATGCAGGCACCTGTCTTCCTCTCTTAGCGTCCAGCAGAACAGCCAAAAAGGATTCAAAAGAAAAGCCTGCGGAGGATGCATTGAAGTTAGTAATAATCTGTGTCAGTGTTTTATAAAAAACTAGGTATGAAATAGTCTTTCGAAGCTGATTACCGGGACCGCCTGAGGGCCCCGGGGCACTCTTGCCGTCGAAGAACCTATTGAGTTCTTCAATCTTTCCGCGCAAGTCTTTACCTTTACCAATGTTTTGGAGATATTGAGACAACTCTGTGCGCGCGCCCTTGTCAACAGGGACCGGAGTCTTCCTTCCTTTCGGGGTGACCATTGCACCCCAACCCAGTTCGTTAACTGGAATGGTGGGGATCAGGTCAAATGTAAAGGTCTCAGACTTGGGTTCGGTTGAAGCTGGAGCCTCGGTCAACAGAAGTTTCATCACCTCGTTGATGAGGTCTGCGTTATCATCTGCTTTTTTATAAAAACTCTCTACAAGTGTATCAATATTCATGGTTTGTCCTCGGGCGCTAGTACTAATTAGATGATTTTGTCAACAAGACCCATTTCTAATGCATCCTCAGCTGAGAAAAATTCATCTGTGTTGCGGGACATGATGTTGTAAATCTCCCCTACCGACAGGGCGCTGTGCTCTGCAAGGGCTTCCACCATCATGTCTTCCACCTTCTTGAGTTCATCAAAGTTGGCTCGGATATCTGGGTGGGTGCCGCCAGCATTAGAAGAGCAGTGATGGATCATCATTCGTGCGTTCTTCGCGATATGCCTCTTGCCTCGGGTACCCGCTGCTAGTAGCAGCACGGCTGCGGAGTATACGCGTCCATAGCCAAAAGTGGCAATGTCACGGTTGGACTTCACTATCCGCATAAGGTCATAAACGGTAAACATGTCATTGACCGAGCCTCCCCCGGAGGATATAAGAAACTCAATATCGACAGTATCGTCTAAGTCTTCTCTAGAAGCCACGATCTTGCCGCCATTGTAACTCAGTAGCGACATAGCCATCTGTTGTGCAGCCTCTTCAGTGATATCTCCGACAAGCCCCATCAGGGGCGGGTCTTCCTCGTGTGCTGGTCCGATCATGTGTGGTTCGTCGTTAGGTGCAGTCTCTTCCTCGGGACTCTCATTATTGGTAAACATTTATTCTTCTTCTCTTCCTAGAGCGCGCAGCTCTTTATTTAAAAATACCATGGCTTCATGCCAATTATTAAAAGGCATCATGCTCCGGAACGGACGCGGTACCTTAGTTACTAAAGATAGTATAACAGCATCCTTCCACTTTGTCAAGGTCCTTTCGTCGACCTCCTCAAACTTACGAATCTGTTCCCGCGTAAAGTCTGATTCTTTCATCTGCTTTTTTTTAAGCTCCTGCAGGAATGCCACATCTTCAACAATTCCTAGACACATCAATAGTAAATGAGCTATTACCTCCCGAAGGAGGCGCCACATGTGCACCACCTCAAAGAAGCGCGTTAAATAAAAACTGGTGAAAACGCCTGCCATAAATCCCAGAACCACAAATACTGAGAGTTCTTCCATTGTTACTTCATACATCATCTATCCAAACTAAAAAGGCTGTGGGAGTTATCCCACAGCCTTTAGTATATGTTAGGAGTGCTTGAAAGTCAAGCGTTATTTTTATTTCTTCTTGAGCGCGCTCTTCAGAATTCGTGCAGCCACACGCTTGGTGATAGCTTCGACGATTTCGTCCTGACCTTCGGCAGTGATGCCGCCGATCTTCATGCCGCCGCCCATGCCCGCAGTGTGGTCGCGACGGGGTCGTCGCTTGGCGCGTACCGCGGCTTGCTGGTCCGCCGTCTCGGTTCCGCGCGCGGCTATGAACTGCGCAGCTGCTTCTTCTTCGTCTTCGCCATGAGGCGCGGGATCGGATGATGGGTCCAGACCTTTGGCAATTCGGTCCCACTTCTTTTCCCTACCACCGAAGACACCTTCCTGAGTAGGAACCGGGTCACCGGACTCGTCGTCCGCGCGTCGGGCTCCACGCATTTCCTTGCGTCGGTCCTTCATGCTCTGCTTCTTACCGGATTCCTTGCCGTCTTTGGCGCCCAGGTGCTCGTCCTCTCGGTCGTCAGCACCCTGTTCCTCGGCAAGCATCTCGTCGTCCATTTCCATGTCGGTGTCGGCTTCCATATCATCAGCCACATCGACGTCAAGAGCGACTTCCTCTTCATCAGCTTCAAGGTCGGGGTCCATTTCGGTCTCAACCTCTTCGCCAGTTACTTCTTCAATAGCGCTCTCTAAAGCGGCAAGAAGGTCGGCAACCGAAATCATCTTGTCCGCACCTTCGTCGGGTGCAGGAGCTTCCGGACCTTCGAGGTCATCGAGCTCGTCGCCTTCTTCATCAGCGAACTGATCTTCAGCGCCCAGCTCGTCTTCAGTAGCGTGAAGCTCGGATTCGAGGTCGTCCTCTTCAGTGAGTCCCTTGGGGCGCGTATTATTGTCCGGCTTATTATAACCGGCAGCGCCCTCGTGGCGGCCTCGACCATGAGACTCGTCCATCTCTTCGTCAGGGTCGCCCTTGGTAAGTCCCTCAACAAAACCTGAGGCAAGTGGTTGTAGGCTAGCCAGTTTCATGAACTGTCGAACCTGTGATTCGTTTAATAGTGATTTTTTGGGCATGATCGTTTAATCTCCTAACATCATCGCGAAATATGCTACTTTTAAATAGTATTTTGTCGTTTCAATGTCTTTTTTAATTTCAAGAGAGCAATATCTACGAGTTGTTTAGCTCTCACCGTACTCACGTGATGGCGCTTGCCAATCTCTTCAAGCGTCATCGATCCGTGCTTCATAACAGCAACGGAGGTGCAATTTAAATCCTCCGCAAAGTCTATGTGTAGCCTACATTCAGTATTTTTGCACTTCTCTTTAGTGATTACGCACTCCTCTATACATTCTTTCATAACTCTGGTAATTCCTCTTCTAGTATATCAAAAATGTTTTGGACTTCCTTATCTGTTAATGCCAATTCCTCCATTAACTTATTTCCCTTTTCTCGTAACTTTTTAGATTTAATCGTACGAACTTTAGATTGCACCTTTTTATTTATTTTATAGTCATCCAAAAATTCCATAAAAAGGGAGTTCTGTTCTAAATAGGATTCCACACAATACCTAAAAAACTCACTCTGTGTTTTAATCTCATCATAATACAATCGTATCTTCAGGTTTTCATGAAGCTGAGAGTTCATATAAAAGGACAACTTTGAGTGCGTGGCAGGTATCTCTTTCATCAGAGGATGTGTGTTCCGCTCTCGGTCTGTCCGCTACTAGTTTGGCGAATAAATCGAGCCTTCGTCTGTAGTTCCTTGAGGCTGCGCGCGCCCGAGTAGGAGAATCCGCTCCGAATACCTCGCTCTAGCTCTTCAAGTATGTCATCAACAGGTCCCTTGCAGGGAACTGTGGTGGCAATACCTTCTAAGGAGGCAGTCTTGCCTCTCCACTCTATTTGCGCATCTGCGCTAGCCATCCCACGGTAAGACTTAAACTTGCCCTCGTGCGTCTTTACTACATCTCCAGGAGTTTCATCAGTACCTGACAAGAGAGAACCAAGCATAACAAAGTCAGCCCCAGCTGCCAAAGCCTTGACAATATCTCCCGAGTTACGGATTCCCCCGTCAGCAATGATGGGAGCGTTCCTGTCTGATCTCGCGCACTCAATAATTGTGTGAAGGCCCGGGACACCGTGGCCAGTCTGAACCCTAGTTGAACAAATAGAACCGCCACCAATATTGCAACGCACACTATCGGCTCCCCAATCGACCAAATCATTGTAACCCTCCAAGGTGGCAATATTGCCCGCCATGATATGAACCGAGTCGCCGAAGCACTGGCGTAATTCGTGAAGCGCTTCCTTCATTAATATGTGGTGCCCATGGGCAACGTCCACACATAAGATTCGAGTGCCCACATCATAAAGGGCGGTTGCTCTATCTAAATAGTCTCCAGAAGTTCCTATCGCTGCAGCGGCGTTGCATTGGCACAGGGTAATAATATGATCCATAATTTCTAATTGCCGTTCAATCGTGTTATAGCGATGAACAACGGCGAGACCTCCTTCTTGCCACATGGCTACGCCCATCTCTTCTTCAGAGATGGTGTCCATGGGGCTCGCTATGATAGGCAGCCTTAAAGAAACATAAGCATAAGGACCATCTAGGGCACTCCCAATGACTACGTCGGATCTACTTTTGATGTCGGAGTATTGGGGCTCCAATAAAACATCATTATATGTAAGGGCTTCTTTAATCTTCATTTCTAGTCTCCAGTACTTCGTTTATTACTCCCCAGCAAACAGGACACGTCAAGTGTACGCGCTCTTCGCGAATAGTTACGTGCCACGTTTTAACTGTTTCTCTGTTTCTTTCGAACGTCGTTTTACACATGCAGCATTCTTTAGGATGCTTCATCATTAAAGCCGTTTGCTCTGCTAATTGCTTCTCCACGTTCTTCCGGTCGGCTTTGCGCTTCGCCGTGTTCACTTTGCGTAGTTTTTTCATAGTATTTTATCTATAACTCCTAAAGAGAGAGCCTCAGCAGCAGTCATGAACCAATCAGTCTTGTTTTTTAAAACCTCTTTAAGCTTCTTCTCGCTAATCCTGGTTTTTGCTACAGTGATCTCTTCAATCTTCTTTTGTAGGCGCTTCGTCTCTTCAAGGTTCTCCTCCATGTCTTTTACTTTTCCATAAAAGCCCGTCGATACTTGATGATAGAGGGGGGTGGAATGAACATATCCAAAGCGCTCATGCCCACAAATAAGTATCATAAAACCGCAAGACATTGCAGCTCCCGTAACGATAGTATGAATGGGGGTCTCACTCTTCCCCATAACTCCTAGAAGCCCCATGCACTGATACACCGCTCCGCCGTAGGAATCAATATATAGGTGAATGGGCTTAGGCTTATAATCTATATCGTGGACTTGATAGAGGCGGTGTAGATAACGATCGTCGGCGTTAATGTCCACAATCGCTTTAGTCAAGTCATTCATGGATTTTTGAGTTACTTGGGAGGACAAATACAAGGTACGCTTTCTTGGACTCGGTAGTTCAATCATGTATACTCCCTATTTCCCGGTACTGCCGAGAGCGCCGTTTCCACGTTGTGACATGGTAATGGGATACCAATCATAAATATCGGGAGTCTGGCTGGCTACAAAGCGAGCATGCACCACCGGGACGACAACTGCCTGGGCAACCTTGTCGCCGGGCTCTAAATGCTGAGTCTCGTTGCCCAGATTATGAAGATTCACAAAAACCTCCCCTTCGTAGCCGCTATCAACCACGCATGCGCCCACCAAAAGTTGTCGTTTATAGGCAACTCCTGACTTATTCTTAATCTCCATCATATATCCATGAGGGATTCCAAAGGTACAGCCAGTTGGTACCAGTACACTGGCGCCTGGGGCTATAGCCAAGGTGCTTTCAGATTCTTCTGTGGGCGTCCAGCGCAAGTCTAAACCAGCATCGCTGGGGTTGGCCCGCACAGGAGGAAATTCACTTCCTCGTAACATGTGATATTGTAATATCATTTTCTATCCTAACAATCTTAGATTTCTTTTAATCGAGCGAGTTGAAAACCCCCACGCTGGGTCGAAATCTAGTTTACCCATATAAGGACGATTCAAATGAATCCTATCCTTACCCTCTACTATACCCCAACATCGGAACTTTGTCAACACTGAATTTGAATCAATTACTGCAACGATCCAATAGGGCTTTCCGTTCTTTGTCTTTTTTCGAATAATCTCGCGTGGAATAAACCACACAACGCCTAAGTCTGGGTCGTAGTCGGACACCGGAGGGATGTAGTTGGCTTCGAGACGGCTTCGGACCTCGGGCGTCATCACCAAGTGCATTGGAAAGATCCCAGTAAGCGTCGTAAGATTATCAATCTCTTCGGCAACACTGAAGTCCGCCTCATCTTGGTAGTTCTCAATGTTCTCATTGAACTTCTTCCGATTGTAAACTCTCTCCACGGCGACGGCAGACCAGAAGTGCTTGCGCCCTGTGAATCTGTCGTCCATCAGTTTGTTCAGCGCGCCGGAACGGCACAGTACATCCAGCGCTTTCTTGTTTAGCTTGCTGTATACAATGTCATCGTGGAACAGGAACTCCTCAATATTGTTGAACGGGCGGTTGTCGACAATCTGCTGAATGGCTGCATCGCCCAAGCCCTTGAGTCCAGCTAGGGGCTGCACCAGTATCTTGTCGTTGGTGGGATGGATCTCCCACACAAACGATGATGTGTTAATGTCTGCTTCTACAATCTCAAAGCCGTTTGACTTCGCGATGTTGATTGCTCGCTCCTTGCGCTTCTCTGGTTCCTTGTCGAGGAACGCTGCCATCCACTCTACCGGGTAGTAGTTGTATAGCCACGCGCACTGGAACGAGATTGCCGAGTATGAGATAGCGTGTGACTTGTTGAAGCCGTAGCCCGAGAAGTATTCAAACCTCTCCCACATATCCTCGGACTCGCCATGGCGAATGCCCTTCTCGACGCAGCCGTTGATGAACTTCTGCTTGAGTTGATTCTTGAGCTTTGCTCCCTTACCTGTGCCTTTCTTAGTCAGCACCTTTCGGAGCATGTTGCCTTCGTCTAGCGTGAGGTCTTTGCCGAGCCTGTGCGCCAGTAGCGCGATCTGCTCTTGGAAGATCAGGAACCCGTAAGTCTCTTGAGTTACGTCCTTCACCTGCTCATTGAGATAATCAATCTCGTGTGGCATACTCTTAGCTTGAATGTATTGCTCGTGCACGTTGGCAGAAAGTGGACCTGGGCGATAGATCGAGGTGATGGCTGAGATGTCAACCAGGGACTTCGGCTTTGCGTTCGCGCAGAATTCCTGTGCCCGCTGTTCAGTAAACTGAAAAATACCGGCGAAGTTTTGCTTCTGGAATATATTCTTATACACTTCTTGATCCTCAAAATCAATCTTGTCCGGATGGAGGTGCTCGTCGTAAAATGCTTTCACATCCTCGAACGTCGGGTCCGGGTTGTCGAGGTGTCGCTTCAAAATGTGACGGATTGCTCCCTCAATCATACGAAGTGTCGACAGGCCCAACAAGTCAAACTTAATAAACCCGAGTGGCTCTAGGTGACGAACGTTCTGCCCTTCTGCCCACGGTGCCTGTCGCACCCCTCCCGAACTGATGATCGGCATATGCTCGTTCAAGTCGTCGGCAATCAAAACACCACCGGCATGTCGGGAGCAGGAACGGACCTGTCCAACCAGCGCCTCAACGTGCGTCTTGATGTGCGGATACTTTATTAGGTACCCGCGTAAGGAGGGAGAGAGTTCCATAACTTCCTGCCAGGTTGGAGCATACACTCCAGCCTTGATCCCGTGTTTCATCTTTGCGGCGGGGGTTGCCTCGGCAATCATCGTCGAGGTTACTTTATTAACTTCTCCGAACTCCACACCATAGAACTTTGAAATATCCTTAATCAAAGACTTTAACTGTAGTGTATTCCAGTTGGAGATTGGGATGACCGAGTTCTTCCCCCAATCCTCCATAAGCATTTCCTTAAGATCCATCGGCTCCGCAACATCATAGTCAATATCTGGATAGTCGGTGGCATCCCTACGCAGGAACCTCTCGAAGAGAAGTCCGTATTTAATGGGATCGATCTGGGTGATGCCCAGCACATAGGCTACCAGAGAGCCCGCTGCTGAGCCACGACCGGGACCAGTCAATTGGACCGCATTTGCTTTGTCCGATATTGCCTTCATTGTGAGGAAGTATTTACTAAACCCTCGATCTTCGATAACATCCAACTCCATCTGCAGCCTATCGGTATACTCCTCACTCTCGTGAAGTCCCCGTTGGCGCAAGCCCTCTAGAGCATAGTTTACCAAAGCCTCCGCATCAGTAAACCCAGCGGGTACCACAAAGTCTGGCAGCTTAACTGTCGTATCTGGAACAAAGTCCTCAATCCGATTGAAGGCAATGTTGTGAGTCTCTGTAATTGAATTCATCACGAGCTCATCGTCATACTCATGACCGCCGACCTTTGAATAATACTTATAGGCGTCCCACATCTGGTTGCCATTCTTAGGATATAGTTCGTACCCAATCTCTTCGACTCCAGCCGGGAGTTCAGTGTTGTCTTCGGCCCATGCCGGAGTTCCCTTTCCTAGCCAGCCGAGACGCTTATACAACTCTCGATCCTTCCAGGCTTCGCGGTTGGGGTAGTGACTGTCCGCTGTTGAAATTAGTGTAACATCAAACTCTTGGCACACCTCAATGATATACTGATTGAGTTCGTGTTGTTCTGGGATATTGTTCCATTGGAGTTCGCCATACCAACGATCGCCGAAGACCTCGACGAAGCGGCGGGTCGTTTCCCTCATCGCTTCTCTCACAGCCTCTGGTCCCTCGTCGCGATTCTCCCAGTAGTTCCCGGCGTAGGGTCCTCCCAAGCAGGCGGACGCAGCTATGACTCCCTCAGAGTGCTCTGCGAGCATCTTGTAGTCTACGCGCGGGTATCGATAGAAGTTCTCCTCCTTGTATGAAGCCGAGATCAATTTGAACAGGTTGTTAAGACCGGTCTGGTTTTGAGCTAGGAGGACTAGATGGCGCCGTCGATTGATGACAGACTTGATAGCCTTCTTAGAGGCGTCTTCATCCTCAACGGTTGCGCCGGAGGTATCGCCCTGCTTCGCAAGTGACTTCGCGAGCTTCTTATCTTCCTTAATACGCTCATAGTCATCCCGCCACTCGTCAATAGAAGGCAAGAAGTATGCCTCAACACCAAAGATAGGCTTAAAGTCCTTTCCTTCGGCTTGCATCTTTTGCCAGTGTAAAAACTGGTGTGAGAACCCATTCATGTTCCCGTGGTCTGTGAGGGCGAGTGCCTCGCCTCCGTTCTCGTAGCAAAAATCCATATGCTCATTCGGATATCCGATGGCATCAAAAATAGAGCCTGCTACGCTGTGTGCGTGGAGCCCTACGAAAGGAATCTTCTTGTCTGTCATTTACTTCTTCCCCTATACATTGTGTTAGTGTTCGGACGCTTAGTTCTCTTACCAAGTTCCGATGATATAAATTTACCATATCCTGACCATGTTGTCAAGTCATAAAAACTTTTCATTTCTTGTGTGGTGCCCTCCGGTCCGTCGCCAAAGACGTCATCTAGTCCATAGCCCAAAGAGACGAGCTGTTCCTCGGGAGGGAGCTTCTCGGTAGGCATCCCTTCATCGGGTGCCTTCCACACAGAGGCATTTGTTGTTATTACATGCTTGGCTCTTCGCCACTCTTCTGGCTCTAAAACAAAGCTCAGCGGCAAACCATCCTTTACAGTTTTTCCCTCATGTGAGAAATAAAACGGTGCATTCTTACGTAATAAGGAACGATGCTCTAATACTTCTTTTGGATCCATCATGCCCATTGGAAATGATATATAGTATTGATCAGGGCGAGACCACCGAGAAAACTTGGTGTGAATCCAATAGGAAACATTGGCGCCGTATATGACTGACCACGCATAATTGTCTACTTTATCACGATGCTTAGGATGAATGGGGACATAATAAATTGGAACTTCTATGTGTTTAGTTTGTCCAAACTTAACAAAGGTTCCGCGGAGAATGCTGTCTATGTCCGTCGCCACATCCCCTAGTCGATGACGTACTAGCGGCGCTATATCATCATTGGCCACAATCCATATCGAACTACACCCAGCATGCAGACACTCATATACGGTCGCCTCCAAGGCAGTATAATTTAGACCTACGGGGATTAAAGATGCGTCCCACTCCATCCCAAACTCTGTGTTCATGCCGGCAACGGGGACGATAGCCGGCATCGTCAGTTTACTCATGCAGGACGATTCTCTGGTCTATATCGTCCAGCGGCTTAAAATGAAAAGTATTCTTCACCCGATGACGAAACGAATGGCGAATCTTTAAATTACGTCCATCGGGCTGCTTAATCTCATGCTCCTTCAATTTACGCTGCACAAAGATACGAACTACTGTCTCCGAACAATCGAAACTCTTTATATCCTCCTGGGTTATCACACTGGTGGTGATAATATCCTTAAAGTCCCCGGTCGTATTTCTATCTATGCGATTTGATGGAACAAATTCCACCAACTTAACGAAAGCATCCTTGGGTTTAAGGATGATGTCTCGCCCCAAACGTGACCCAGCGGTGATATCGAACATATCGTGCACCAAATAGTCCTTTATAACTTCATCAACCCCCAGATTACCACAGTTATCTAAGTCAAAGATATGCAGCCTTTTAAAGTTGATCATCACCTTGGTGTTCCCTTGTGTAACCACCTTAAGTCTACCCTCCTCATTTAGTCCAACTGTCTGAACGTCAAAAGGAATAGGCAACAACGATCTCATGCCGAGATCAAAGATGCCCTCGTACCATTTGCTTTTAATGTCTTGGTATCCCACGAAATGATGGAATGGGCGCTGTTCGCTATTCACAATCAAATGATAGCCGTGCTCTCGCGCAAACGAAACTGCCTCCTCTCGCCACCCAAGGACTACGTTGTCGAAGGTGTATTCAAGAGGAGGCAGTTTCATCATAGTGCTAGTATAGCACCGGTGATTGGTTAGGTCAAGGGTTTTGTTCTATTAAAATGTTTTCGTTCATTCCGCCGCGGGCAGCAAAGAAGCTGAGCACAGAAGCTAGTGCCTTTTTAACAAAGTCCATTCCGCCGAAGATCTTCTTAACTTGATTAACCCATTCAGTAACGTTTCCATAGGCAGCAGATGCCGCGGACAATGCTTTTCCTAAGATCCCCTCGATAGCTCCTTTAACCTTTTCCTGTACTAGCTTGGTGATCGCCTCTTTTACTTGCTCAATGACTGCGGATGCGCCGGCACTAACGACGCCGCGGGCGGCGCCGCTTACGCGGGGATCAACTTCAGTGACCGTCTCTTGTGCACCACTCCACGCCCCAGCTGCGATATCATATACAAATCCTAATTTCTCTTTTACAACTTTTATAATGCCTTCTACCTGTTCGCCGATCTGATTTTTTACCCACGCAAGCCCAAGAGCCAGGGTGGTAAGCCCAAGAGCCTTTTTCCACCCATCAAGGTTGGCTAGCCCGGCAATTCCAGATTCTATTAGCTGCTTCGTTTTCTCTGCCCACTTCGCAAAAGTCGGCATCCCCCACTCAGGTCCCTTATTGATAAGGAGATCCAAAAACCCAAACAGAAGATTTTTTACGGGGTTAATAGCAGTTCTCATAAGTCCCTTCATATAGGTACGCAGCTTGCCGCCGGCGATGGCTTTATAAATCATTAGCATTGTATTGGCAAAGTCTTTCCCCCACGCGGCAGCCGACTGAGCCATCTCCTTGACCTTGTCGGCGGCATCGCCAGCTTTTGCCTTTCCCCAGGCAACAACAGGATCCCAGAAGGCTTCAAACAGCAGTTGCTCTTGAATAATCTGTTCTGTTAGTGTGGGGGACCACGGGTAAGCCTCGGTAAGAGGTATTTGAACTCCCAAGACTTCAGTAACATACTGGGGGTCCGAGAGGAGGACTGCTCTGTTTTGAAGGTACGTGGTATGGGCTGCGTCTTCAGCGACAGCATCGCGCCAGTTTTCCATTATAAGTTTCATCACTTATAAATAGTTTAACTATCCGTTAAAATGCCGATTACGTGGTTTTCCTTGATAACCGTGAAGGTCTCGCCGTTGTGTTGGATGTCGCGGAGCATGTGTGCTTCCACAACAAGCTGCAATCCGGTGCCCCATAGGGTTCCGTTCTCGCCTGAGCAGTTGACTACTTCAACCACCGCAAATGGGCTCTCCACTGCACGGTAATCCTGGGGTAGCAGGATGCCGCTATCTTCTATCTCGCTTTCCTCGACGGTTCGTACCGTGAGGTAATTGTTTACTGGTGTAAGTCTCATTTATTCTCCTAACTAAATGATGATCCACATCCGCATGTGGTGTTGGCGCTCGGATTATTAAATACAAACCCCTGTTGCTGAAGACTCATGACATAATCCACTGTTGTGGATTTCAAAATATCGGCACTGTAGGGATCAATATAAACCTTAACTCCCGCTATCTCCAACAAAATGTCATCCTCGTCGAAGTCGGTTTCGACGCTGAGGCTGTAGGACATACCAGAGCATCCGCCGCCCTTGACAGCAATTCGTACGACCTCCGTGGGCTCTAAAGCCTTAATTAACTCCGTGACTGCAGTGGGGGTAAGTTGTATCATATTACTAACTAGCCGCATTTTGCGAAACCGCAGTTTTTGCAAGTCACGCAACCTTCCACATATACCAACCCTTCGGTCTGACATTCGCCACAAGTCTTTTCTGTGGCTGTCTGCCCATCTGGAATATAGTTCTTTAAGATCCGAGCAATACATTTAGCAAAGCTAAACATATCAGAGTCTCGATCCTTCTGTAGTTGTTCCACCACATACTGAATATTGGCGCCGTGTCGCAGACCTAGTGAGATCATGCGAGTAAAGCCGCTCTGATTGGGGTTATCAAAAACCTTTACCAGGTCCTTTACTATAACTGTGTCGCCGTTTGTGCCAATATGCAAATCATAAATAGAATTCATGGTTTTTCGAGGGTGCTTAATTAGGGTTCCCTGCGCTTTGTCACGCGGGATTTCAATATATTGAGCTAGTCCTCCCATAACCTCATATGGGCGATCCTCCATTAGTCCCACCATGACAACCCATTTTTCGCCTTGGATGGTGGTGTGGTGAATGTTACAGGGCAACTCCCTAGGGCGCTTCGGTGCTGTATTTTGCGGAAATTCCTTATCTGTGGGAGTATCACTTACCAGGACGCCCGATCGGGAGCCTTCAACATAAACTGTAATTCCCTTAAGTCCCTGGCGCCACCCTTCCATATATAGTTCCCCGACTAGTGCGGGATCAGTGCCCTTGGGTAGGTTGATGGTAGAGCTGATGCTATGATCGATACTTTGTTGGATAACAGACTGGACTGCAACCCTCTTTTGCCAGTCTATAGTATCAGACTCGACGAAGAAGCCCGGGAGGCCACCGGGGTCTTTGAAAGGATGCGCATCGAGCCACGCTTGAGCGTTGTGGTGAAATACTTGATATTCGAGCCACCGGTCCCCTAGGTCATCAATATGGTCAGCTTCTACATCCTGCTCGTCATGCGATAGCTTGCGGCGGCGAATGTAGGAGTTTCTAAATACGGGCTCTAATCCGGAGGATGTCTGTGACATAATGGAAACAGACCCCGTTGGGGCATTTGTTAAAATGGAAATGTTTCTACGTCCATGCTGCGCAATCAGTTTCTTAAGCTTCTCGGGTAATCTCTGTATAAACTCATTGCTTTCCTCTACGCTCCAGTCAAAGGCTGGGAAAACGCCCCGTTCCTGCGCCAGATAGACACTCTCTTCATACGCGGCGTCCCTTAAGGTACGATAGATTTTCTCAATGATTATAAGTGCTTCGTCACTATCATAAGCCAAATTTAAACATGCCAGGGCGTCCGCCAGACCGTGAGTGCCTAGACCAGTACGACGACCGAGCCTAGCGGCATCATATAGCTTGCTCCATAAGCTTCTTTCGTCATCGGTGTCAGCCACCTGTCGAATATTTTCTAGCTTCTCTAGTTCTAGTTCCACGAGGTCATCGGACAGGCGCATCCCAATCGACGCGATTTGCTTAAGCTTAGAAAAGTCAAAGTCTGCATTTTTTTCAAAAGAATTTTTCACGAGACTTTTCAAATTGAGAGAAATTAATCTACAGGAATCATAGGCTGAAAGTGGGATCTCTCCGCACGGGTTAGTAGTGACGGTCCGAAAGGCTGCATATTCATGAGCGGGGAGGTTACGGGTAATATTATCCCACATCAGGAGCCCCGGCTCCGCTGTGGCAGTAGCCGACTCTACTATAGTTGCCCACAAAGTACGAGCATCTATGTGGTTTACATATTCGGGAGTGTCTGTGTCCACCGGAAACTGTAGCTCAAATGTGTCTCCACTCTCAACAGCTTCCATAAAGCTGTCGCTAATCTTAACCGACACATTGGCTCCAGTGACTTTGGTAAGATCGTGTTTCATGGTTACGAACTTTTCAATATCTGGATGGCGGATATCCATTGAGATCATCAAAGCACCTCGCCTCCCGTTCTGTCCAATCATCCTACATACGTATGAATAGAAATCAGCAAAACTCCAAGCCCCAGTAGTAGTCCGAGCAGAGTTGTTAACGACAGCATCCTCGGGACGCAGAGAAGAAATATCAAGCCCAACACCACAGCGACGTTTAAACAAGTTAGCAAGGTCTTTGCCAGCATCCACAATGGACGAAACACTATCCTCTGGACTATCGACAACCACACAGTTTGATAAAGATACATTAACATAATCATTTCCTATTCCCATCATCGGCGAGCCTTGCGGCACGATGTATTTAAAGTCCTTAAGGTAGGAATAGATCTCGCTCTCTGTAAGGTGATTGGACTTGCGGGTGATGAACTTATCTTCCATCCGCGCGAACTCTTTAGCAATACGCTTATGCATATCGTCCGGTGTCTTCTCTACAAAGCTCCCCTTCTTATCTCGCAGACAATACTTCGTCATAAAAACGTTGGTTGCTAGCTCGTCGCCATTAAAATATTCTAGCGTGGCTTCCTTAACTTGTTCCTGGCTGTACATACTCATCCTCCGTTATTCTTTTTAAACTTCTTATACTTCTCAACTAAATTCTCTTTTTGCTTCTTAACACTTACCTCGACCACTTCATCTTCTTCTGATGGCTCAAGAACTTTGATACATACATTAGCAGTGTCCATAAAAAGGGGAAACACGAGCCCGTCAGGTCCGTTGCGGTTCTTAGCGACGAAAAGTCTGCCCGAGTTGGCTACCTTGTCATCAATTGTACGTGAAATAGTAAAGATAAAATCCGCGATGAAACATTTGTTGAATGCTTCAGAAATGGATTCCATTGTAATGACTTCTGCGTTAAGACCAGACCGATTCGTCTGGGATGCTGTCCACACTGGCGCCTCATACTCTGCTGCAATACCTCGCAGCTCTTCATAAATAGATTCGAGTTCGTTCCTTTTCTCTTTTAGATAGCGCACCGGGCGAAGTAAATCTCCGTAGTCTACGATGATCATATCGATATCTATACTACGCATGCGCAGCTTTTCTAAATGATTCCGTATAGTTTGGGTGCTGGCTGTCTTAGTGGGATATTCTTTAACAATTAGGCGTCCGTTAATATCTTGAACCTCTTCGTAAATTTGTTCTTTAAATGCGGACAGATTCTGAAGCGGGATCTTAGTCAGGCACGAGTCATAACGAGATGCCACAACGGTGTCCTGCAATTCTAGGGTGTAGTGTACTACTGTTTTACCTTCAAGCAATGCTTGAACGCCCAGGTGCACCAAAGCCATAGACTTGCCAGCACCAGTAGGGGCAATAACAACACCCAACTCTTTTTGTCCCAAACCTCCCTTACAAATATCGTCAATAAGTTCCCACCCAGTGCTGACCGGGTTGCGGAAGCGTGGCTTAAACCTCTCTTCGAAATCCTTCTTGTAATCATAGCCCTCGTCGTTGTCCATCCCTAGTTTAAGTGAATCATTTATCACTTGAGAGATCTCGTCGAAGGACGAGTTCTGAAGGAGTCCTATAGACTTCACCATCGCCGACTTAAGGTTCTGCTTTTTACAGAAGTCGAGCGCGGTGTCCTTAATATATTCTATGTCTGTCACAGCATTGACTTGACTCCTCACATAGTACTCTCGCACCTGCTTTGAAGTCAGTTCGTTCTCATTATCCAGCTCAGACCTAAGAATAGTCTTCATGATATCCCGAGAAGGGTGAACCTCATACTTCTTACGGTAATCAAATACTTTATTTAAGAAGCACTTAAGATAATTCAACTCCAGAAAGTTTACATCCAACACCTCCTCAATCTGATCCGCAAAAGCGCGGTCATCAAGTATGACCATGCATAGTTTTTCTTGAAATGACTTCCCATATTTAGAGAAGCTCATTGGCTCACCGTTGATTTTCATTGCTGTCCCCATTGCCTTATGATACTACTTCTGGAGTGCTTTGTCAAGGCAAATACGGTTCATTGTTGCATGAAGATCGTCCCAATTGAATACCCCGAAGCCGTCCTGATTCATCATGCGGATAATCTCCGTCTTATTATAGTCGTATTCAAAGTTATCGAGAGCATAGTGTACCTTATCTCGGCACTGTAAGGAGAGAGCCGGATCATATAGTTGCATGAGCTTATA